CGTATTTGATGAAACTCATATCAATCATCCTCTCTAAAAAAAGAAGCAGGCGATCGGCTACTCCTTCTTTTCTGTAAATTCTTGGCCATCGCCATAGTCTGGAACATTTTTACTATTCAGAGCTTGGGTTTCAGATTGACCATCACCATAATCGATTTTGATTTCTGTTACTTTAGGTTTTGGATTTTCAGTACTATCTTGTAATTTAGTTAGTCTTTCTTTTACCCAGTTTGGAATTGGAATCCCCAGTTGTCCAAGATTTTCAATAATTGAGATTCCATAAACTGCGATATAGAAAAAGACGAATGCCGTGGCAAACGTCTCGAGATTCATAATCTTTAGGTACGGATAGGCAATGATCACTAGGCATACAACTAGCATGTGCTTGACAATGCCCAGTAAGCCTTTTGTGCTGTTGGCATCTTTAATGAACACCCCTTTGCACAGTCCTGTAATAATATCCCCGACCACTACCCACAAGAACAGCTGCACATATCCATTTGTCAGCAATCCTCGAAATTCATTCAGTAACACTCCGTTATCAATAATCACCATATATACCACCTTTTCTTTTATTAGAAATCAAGCCTATGCCTGTTCCTCAACTTCACTCAATAAGTCATCTTCTACCGCCCAAACTTTATCTTGAAAATCTTCAACATCTTTTCGGCATTCCTCACGGTTTTGACGATACAATGTTTGATTTTCGATTTGTTGATTGATATTCGTGTTACCTGCACTATCCGTGGTTACAGTTGCAGAGAAGTAGATTACCCGTTGTCCGTTGATTCTTGAATCTCCTGTGATACTAATTGCTTTTTTTACATCTAATGCCATGATTGTTTCCTCCAATTTTTTTATATTTAAAAAGGACACTGATTATTCAGCATCCTGATTTTCGAATTCATCTAACAATCGATCGTAAATTTCGGCTTCTTCACCGGATAACACACCGTCATATTCACTCAATATACGTTGGACTTCTGAAAGATTTTTAGCATACATGCCCCCTTCTACAATAATTTCCTCTTCAAGAAGTATCGCCTGCTCTCTATTAAAAGCCAAAACATTATCAATTTTTCGATCATTATCCGATTTCAGTTGCCCATTAGAATCGATAAGTTCGAATTTATTCATCAACGTCTTTTCCTCTTCAGAAAGTTCTAAAAGCGCCTTGTTTAATTGCTTTACAAATTTTGAACGATGCCTACTATCTTTAGGTTTTAAATTCATTCTATCTAAAAAATTGATCGCTGTTGTTATCTCTTTGTTTTTAAGTTTGATACAAATTTTGTTGTTCATTTTATTCCCCTCACGATGCATTTCTTAATTGATTAAATTCATTTTGCAAGTTATCTATTTTTAATACCAACATATCAATATCTTGCGAAGTTTTTTTTGCATGCTCCTGTAACGAAGTAGCTACTAAAGTTATAAAGGAATATTGATCAATCCCTTGCCCTTGGATTATTTTTTCGGGCGCCTCATCAAGCACAGGCCCCAATTGATGTTGCAACGTATCAATACGATCATATTCATAAAATTTCATTTTTTGCAGAACAGACAGACTATCCTTAAGTAATACCAAATTAGTCTTTAATCTTCGTTCTGAGCTATTGGTAAATGATGCTGCATATACTCCTGACCAATCAGAATCATTTGTTTTGTGAACGTTTAAACTCGATACATACAAATCAAAGTTGTTCGCTAAGCTTATTCGCTTACCAGTTCTGAAGTTATTTAGCGTCATACTATTTCCAGAGTAGAGCAATCGTCCGTTTGCACTTGTTGAACCGATGCTGTAAAAGTCGACATACGTGCTATCCCCGGAAAGAGTTAATCCAGAGTTTCGAAAGTTTCCACTATTGCTAGAACTAGCAGCTATATTTATGCCTTCATTAAAGAAAGCTAGCGCACGTGTTCCGTAACTCGTGTTGACATTAACTATACCGTTATAATTAAGTCGGAAACTGTTTGAGGATGTATCAAATCTTAAGTCAACACCATTTAACTGCATATTCCCAGAACCGCTAGATCCATAGAAAGTTGCAGCACGTATGTTGATTCCCGTTAACTCTCCTGTCGATATGCTATTAGCATTTAAGTTAACAATATTCACATTCGCTGCATTAAGAGTACCAGTAGTAATTTTAGTAGCTGAAAGATTTCCTATTTTGGCATCAGTGATCGCCGCATCAGCAATCTTAGCCGTACTTACCGCTAAGTCCCCTATTTTTGCATTCGTTATTGCAGCATCACCGATTTTCGTTTCAGTCACAGCTAAATTTGCTATTTTCGCGCTACTTACTGCCAAATCAGCTATCTTAGCTTCACTTACCGCAAGGTTACCAATTTTTGCGGTGGTTATTGATGCATCACCGATCTTACCTTCTGTGACAGCAAGGCTTGCAATTTTGGCATTGGTAACTGCGAGATTACCAATCTTACCTTCTGTCACTGCAAGGTTGGCTATTTTGCCATTAGAAACAGCCAGGTCGACGATGTGAGCTGTTTTGATTACGGCATTATCAATCGTAGTCTGTGCTGTGATGTTTAGCTTATTACCCGCAATTAATATAGACTCCGTACCTACGTTGATCTGGTTAATGACATCACCTTTAGACACTTTCAAGTTGATATCGGTTGATAACTGAGTAATTTGGGATGAGGTTATATCCGTTGCGGCTTCATAGACATATAATTCCCTTAGTCTTATAGCTGCCCCTGCCGATACAAACACACTAATGGCACTATATGAAGTAGCCTTAATTACTCCCTGAACCCATACAGGTTGTGTGGATGTGAATGTATGCGATATATTTTCACCAGCACTAGTACCAAATTCAACCGTAGCCCCAACAGCCCCTGAATTGACATAAGCCTTTATATAATAGGTCTTACCTACCGTTAAAGCTACACCAGTACCTCCCCAATAAACTCTTGACTTAGAAGTTCCAGTATTATTCAAAACTAGTCCACCAGAATCATAAGAAGTATTTATATTACCTTCGATAGTTGGTTTAGGTGATTGTAGTGAGAAATCAGGATCAGGAAACCTGTTAATTAAATCTGATATTTCAGTTCTAATATCTGTAACAGCACTAGTCAACCCATCAGCAGTCGCCTCTACTTGTAAAGCTTTGCTATTAGCAGCATTCGCAGTTGTCTCAACACTAGTAACCTTAACTGTTAAACCATCAACCGTACTAGACACACTATTAGCCTTAGATAAAGCTGAATTGGCCGTGTTAGTAGTAGATGCGATTAATTGCGTATGACCATCTACTGTTTCTGTAATTTGGTTTACTTTGGTGACTGTTGCAAGGTCTGAAGGGGCCGGTGACCAGTCTTTTACGTTTTTACCTTTAACTAGTATGACCTCTTTTAATCGCATTGTTACGATTCGATTTTGGGAAAACGCTATATAGAAGGTGGAATTCGCTGTGAATTCTCCAGCCTTACTTTTCCCATTAGCAGTCGCTAACTTCCACACACCCACTTCGCTAAAATCAAACGTGTAGAGCGGAGAATCAATTAATCCGCTAGAAGTTGTAGTTCTTAGAAAAGCATTATCTGAACCAGAAGTCCCGCTAACAGACTCTATATAATACATGAAAGCTAGCGAATATTCAGTATCAGGCTGAATAGCCGTGTTACCTACTCCTTGATAGACAAAGAGCCTAGCCGAACTAACACCTGCCTTCTCAATAGTCATATACTCGCCATTGAATGATCGACCTAAACCTGCGCTAATACTCCATCCTGTAGTATCATTATAGAACGAACTGTTCTTAAGCAAATTAGTAGTCCCTTGACTAACATTAGCCAAGTCGTTCTGGATGCTTGTGATAGTAGTCTGCTGGCCGTCTACAGTCTGTTCAACAGTATTAGCTTTCGTTAAAGCGTTAGTTGCAGTGGTCTGAGCAGCAGTAATCTTAGTCGTATTTCCGTCGGCAGTTGACTGAGCTACATTTGCTTTAGATAATGCAGAGGTTGCAGTGGTTTCAACCGAAGCAATCTTACTAGTATTACCATCAACTGTTGTGGTTAGTTCATTGACTTTGGTTACAGTGGCTAGATCTTCTGGAGCTGGTGACCAGTCTTTCGTAGTGGTCCCTTTACTAATCTTCACCAACTTGTATTCCAAAGTGTTATACACTGCACGAAAACCTAATGAAAAATATTTTACATCCGCTGGAACGGTAACTAATGTATTTATTCGTTTCCAGTCGGTTGAATATGCCTCATCATACCATGTATATATTTTACGAGTGGTTTCGTTTTCATACCACTGTAGTAAGACTAAACGATTACCAGCCACAGCACCTAACGAACGAACATCAAATGATATAGCTAATTTCTCGCCCTCTACAACTGGTATTAATCCTAGATTAGTAGACGTATTTCCTTGAATTATCCTTAGAGATCTATGAGTTTCATAGTCTATAAAGGTTGAATTTCCTTTATTCAAGAACATATCGTCGGTCATGAATTGTGTACCTAATTGTAAATTCCTAATTTCAGCACCAGCAATGCTCTCTTGAACACTAGTCAAAGTAGTCTTCACACCATCAACCGTTTGCTCCACAATGTTGGCCTTATTTAGTGCTGAAGTAGCCGTCGATTTAACCGAAGCAATCTCAGTTATCTGGCCATCTACGGTTGTAGAGACTTCGTTTATTTTCTTGGTTGTAGAATCCAAGTCGGTCTCAATATCGGTCATAGTGGATTTAATGTTACCCACACTAGTTTCCAATGTTGTTGTACGACCCTCTACAGCTGAAGCTTTGTTGAACGCCTCGTTTGCTTTGCTTGCAGTAGAAGTGGCGTCTGATATGATCTTAGAAATGTCTGTTTGAACATCTCCAACCTCACTGACGATCGCAGTAATGTCTCCCTGAATATCACCAATATCTATAACTACGTCACCAATACGATTATTAACTTGGTCGGCAGTTTCTTGCGCTTGTCCAGCTAAATAAGCAGCGTTATTTCCCGCTTGCTTCGCGTCATTTGCTGCTTGTTGTGCAGCTTCCCCGGCTGCCTTTGCTTGTTCTGCAGCAATCTCAGCATCTTCGGCTGCTGCCTTGGCTTCAGTGCCAGCCACCTTGGCAGCTTCTCCTACTTGCTTAGCGTCTTCGGCCGCTTGTTGCGCAGCTTCCCCGGCTGCTTGTGCATCTTGACCAGCTTGTTTAGCATCTTCGATAGCTTGCAATAATTCTGGATCGCCAGCAGACGTAATTTCCATAACCCACTTTAGAAAGCCATCAATATTTTTATAAACCCATATTTCGGTATCTTGTCCATTTGGCTTGAACCAAATGTCACCTTCTTTGGGATTAAGAGGTTCGGTTGTATCATAGTAGTTCGAGTTCCAATTATTCGAGCTTAGAATAGAATCAAGATAATCAATTCGTTGATTCAGAGGCCCTCTATACTTGTAGGTGGCTTGCGGGCTTGAACTGGTAGTTGCTTTTGATTCTGCAGACATCCCACCATTGAAAGTAATACTATAAGATAAATTAGGAACTGAATATTTTGTTCCGTCATTAGCAGTAACGTATATCCAGTCGCCAGCTTCAAGCGGTGGACAGCCTCGCCATTTAAGTTCATATGGAAAATAGTTTAATGTTTTGACTAACTCCCACATTTGGTTCAATAGAGTTTGAGTCATGACTTTATTTTCAAGTTCAACTTGTGAACCATTCGTGGAACCTACTCTAATGACATCTGTTTCTTCTTCGCCAGTTTTTACAGAAATACCACCAATCCGATAGCTGACCTCATTTTTTGTAAATCCTTTTAACATATAACTTTCTGGTGTGATTTCAAAGTTTGTAGGCGCTAATCTTCGGATCTCCAACTCACCATTTCTATTAAAGCTAGCAAAACCGCCTTCGAACTGAGCGATTAACCCAATTGCTTGTCTGAATGTATATCCTTCTGGTTTGTTAATTGCTCCTATACCTAAAGAAGCAAACGAGTTCTGATTGACTTCAACGCCTGATAAGTTAGCTATTTCCAATGCTACTTCTTTATATGCTCTCGGATAGCTCAACTTGGATTCATATGGCCCTTCCATAAATCGCATCTTATCAGTTGCTTTAATCGTTGTAGTATTGTTGTTTCTGTTGCGCTCAAATTCATCAATAAAGAAGTGACCTAGCTTTGTGTATTCGTAAGTACCATTAACTAAAACGCCAAGTTCAGGTAGTAATTCCATATCTTCTTTGACGGTTTCAATGAGTGATGGGAAAATTATCTGAATAGAATTCATATAAGTAGAACCTATTTGGTACGTTTCTCCCGAAATACTGCCAGAATCAAAAGAGAGCGAGGTAATATCCTCACTCCCATACGTAACGTCATTCATTTTTACTCGAATAGATAGCTGTCTTGAGGGGCTTAACCAAGCAGCTATTATATCATCTGTTGTGACTAACAAAATTACCTCACCTACCTTTCAATAAAACTCATCGTTAACCCTTCCCATTTAGGCAATTTGTCATGCCAGGAATATGCTGGAGCTGATCGATCGCCGACATAGAATGTTTTCGTAATAATGCTGCCTTCCATCGGATCGGGATAAGTGACTTCAAAAAAAGGAGACATCACCGCTTTTAAAATTGGTGAAATCTCCGCATCTGTTAAGGCACCCCATTCAAGGTCCATTTTTCGTTTTGTAGTGATATAATCACGAGTCATATCGCCTTTCGCATTACGACCAGAATCACCATCAACTGCTTGTATGCCTGCAGTAAACTTTTTAGGAGTCTTGATCGTAACTCCATTAATTTTTAAATATCCAGCCATCAAATCAATCCTCCTAAATGTTTAATTCTGTATAACCAAGCTGCTGATGGTATTTGTTGATTTCTTTCACTGCAATACGACCGAATTCTTTACCGCCAATATTAATGACAATATCTCCATTTGGTGCTTGTGTTGGTGTTGCACCCATCGCAGAAATAGCATTCATCAATGTTGTTATCATAGATGAAGTGAAGTCTTTCATGCCGCCACCTTCATAATTCATTTGGTTATTGTTACTGAACGTACTATTTGATGGCGTGAATGTTGGTGTTTGGAACATTTCTGGCAACATTATGCTTGAGTTGAACATATCAAGCCCAAGATACTCAACAGCTTGTTGAATCAATTCAGCAGCACGTTGCGGTCTCTCTAACGGAATGACCATTTCTTTCTTGTTGCCTTCTCCCATGCGGTATAAGCCGTCTTGTGTGACTAAGCCACCATTCTCATAGCCCACACCTCGGTAAGCTGACGCAAGCGATCCGTAGCGACTGAGTGCATATCTCATTGAGGCAAGGATATTGGACATAGGATCCCAAATACTCTTGTTGTAAGGACTTCTTGCATAGGCTCTAAACGTTGGATCAATAACCTGCATCAAACCTTTTGAAGGGGTTCCGTTCTTAGCGTTGATATCCCAATTATTGATGGCGTTAGGATTACCATTTGATTCAGTCTTCATTTGATACAGCGTACGGTTTGCGTTGGCTAGTGAGTAAATGCCTAGTTTGTTCAATGCGCTATTGACAGTCGAACGCCATCTTTCTACTGATGAACCATACTTACCAGCAACTGCAGCACCACCGATTGCTCCAAAAGAAGCATTCTTATCAATATCACTTGCTCCGAGTGAGCCGTTGATATGCAAGTGATCGTAATGGTCATTCTGTGGCCATCTTACCCAACTTCCACTCGATCCTGTACCGGACATTCCTTTACGATCTCGAACTTTACCTTGAGTAATTACATAAGCTACTTCTGAAGCAAAATTATCAAACACCCAATTTGCTGGTTCCATGTATTTTGAAGATCCATTCATACTAGCTGGGTAGGCGATATCAATTGCTTGATGCTTGCCATGAGAATGCGGATCACCTGGTCTGAAGCCAGAAGTGATCCGCATGTCAGGGTATCGGTCAATTGTTTTCCTAGCAATGTCATACAGATACTTATAAACACCCCAGCTACCAATTGAGCCATCAAATGAGCTGTTTTGCTCTTTGTATCCTGCATCGAATTTTGACTTGAACCATTCATAAGACCCTTCCGCAATAGTACCAACGGAACCTTTAGCCATGGACAAAGCCGGTTCAACAGCACCTTTTAAATCTACAAATTGAGAAATCGCAGCATTTAAAAGTTTTTTAGGATTCGAAGCATATGACCAAATATCTGAAGCAATTTCCTTTGCACCATCCCATTTCTCTTTTAACCATTCGCCTACACCGTTTGCGTAAGCAGGTACGCCATACATTGCAGCGGTTTTGGGACCGCTCAAGACGGATGTTCCCTTTGGAAGGTTAACCATCAGATTTCTTTGAGCAGGAAAGATGCCTGTTCGTCCATCAGGTGTCCGGTAAGCTTCTTGATAATTAGATCCTAGTCCGTCATTTACTAGAGCGGGGCCGCCCGGATGATAACCAGTACCTTTCGCATACTTTGGAACTTTCCATGGATCTAATGTGCTTTTTCCAGCGCCGACCCTTTTCAGTACCCAGTTTATTCCTTCGATAACGCCGTTAACTCCTTTTCCGATGACACTAACCATGCCAGTGAAGATTTTTCCAGCTCCTTCTTTAACTTTGTGGACTCCATTACTTAAACCTTTGCCTATCTTATCTCCCAACTCATTAGCCCAGCCAGTAATTTTCCCGAAAGCTTCTGAGGCATTAGTTTTCATGGTATCAAAAGATCCACCCATGCTTGTTTTCAAGTTAGAGATTGCAGTGCTAGCTTTTTCTCTGGCAGATTCAGCCGATGTTGAAACTTTGTCTCGGATTTCATTCCATCTCTCTACAGTGTTGCTTTTAACATTATTCCATCGATCAGAAACATTATTCCTAAGCTCTTGCAGACGACTTGATGCATTATCCTTAGCAGTTCTTGCTTTGTTTGATACATCTGTAGTAAAAGTGTCCCAAGTTTCTTTGGTGTTTTTTTTGATGTCACTCCATCTACTACTCACACTTTTCCAGATATCAGAAGCTTTTTCAGTAACAGTTTTCTTAGCATTGTTCCAAGTATCGCTTGTCCACTTTTGAACGTTCCCCCAAGTATCAGAAACAAAAGTCATAATACTACCGAACTTGTCATCTATGACATCTTTCAATTCACCAATTGCTTTTTTAGGATTCTTAACTGCATCTGCAACTTTTTCCAACACGCCGGCAAGGAATTCAAGCCCTTTAGTCAATGCCTCTAATTGAGTAAGGATCAAAAATTTAGCTACCTGGGATAATGGAACAATAACCACATCCCAGAACCATTTAAAAATTGGTTTAAATATCTCGATCACTTGATTTAAGACTTCCAACGCTGCTGAGAACATATCAAAATACTTAGGCACATAGTCTTCAATGAAAAAGCTTGCCAGTGGTAACAAAACATTCTTATACAACCACTCAAGTCCATCGCCTACATTTTTCAAGATAGGACGAATTGATTTGAATAACCCATCTATAGCTTTGAGTAATGGTGTAAAATCAAGATTCTTCGCCCATTCTTCAGTCGCTTTGGTCATGCCGTTGATATTACCTAATAAATCATCTACTGCATCAAGGATCGTTCCGAAGATTGATTCTCCAACTTTTCCTTCTTTCCACGCCTTTTTAAGCTGCTCAGCAATATTGCCGATCGTGTTGAAAATATTCGTATAGATTTCAAGGATATTAGCAGCTATACTTTCTCCACGGCCATCATTCCATGCAACACGAAAAGCAACAGCAACTTCATGAAGCAATTCAAGGATTCGGTTCCACATATCAAAAATGGATTGAATCAAGCGTGTTCCTCGTCCGTTGTCTTCCCATGCTCGTCTGAAAGCACCAGCGATATCACCAATTATTCCGAGTACATCTGCAAGCAAGATCAATATATTTTCTATGAAAAGCTGTCCGGTACCATTGGTCCAAACTTCCATAAACGACTTGCCTATAGCAGAAGCCAAACCTATTACCTCACCTAATGCATACTTCCAAGCATCGATCACTCTTTGTCCTTGGTTTTTCCACGCATCTTGGAAAGGCTTGAAGAAATCCTTCAACAAGTTTTGGATGTCTTTCATCCATTTAGGTGTTGAATAAGTGCCTGTAGCTGAACCAAAATCAATGCCAGGAGTTGCAGAATCTTCTTTCTTTTCATCATCTGTATCCATCGTTAGCTTGTTGATTTGGTCAAATCCCATGAGAGACTTTTGTAGTTTCTTCACTTTCTCATTGGCTTTATTTGCGGAAGAACCAGTATCGTTTAACGCCTGGATATTGTCATACAGTCCACTAGCGCCTTGTTTTGCCGCATCATATGTTGTCCCGAATAACATTGCAATAAATGAAGCAAGCTGCCCCGTGAGTTGGGCTACTGTACTCATTAACGCATTCAACGCTGGTATGATTGCCGTGTATATTGGATAGAATGCCGTCATAAGATTGACTTTAATCTGATTCAACGAGGCGCTGAATTGATCGTTCGTTTTCAACGCTGACATCATACCGCTAGCCAGTTTGGTAATTGCGCCACCTAACAGCTGATAAACAACCAATGAAGGTAACAGATATTTCATTGACTGACCAAAAGCATTCGTGCTTCCTGTCATTCGATTTGTTCCAGCTGTAACTTTGTTGGAATTAGTAGAAAATAGACTTCCGAACTTTCCAATAAATCCAAGAGAGTTCCTCAAGCCATTTCCGACGCTCCCAAATCCGTGTGAAACTGCATTGGACATACGGTTAAATACTCCGCCGTATTTAGAAACAGCTCGCTCAGATTGCTTCAACCCGGTGCCTGTCATACTTGCACCGTTAGAAGCATTACCCGTTTGAATGGAGGATTGCCCCAATGCAGAGTTAACTCGTTGTAGAGCCTTTCTCAACGCTTCTGCTCGATCTTCTGTTTGGGAATACTCCTTCTGTAGACGGTCATTATCACTGATTAATTTATTCATCTTGATTGATTGTTTTTGAATCTCACCAGACGTTTTCAATGATTGAGGAGTATCCTCATAGTTCTTGAATCCAGATGTAAAGCTGCCAGTTGGCACACGTTGATCGTTATATTCTGCCTTTAATGTTCGAATTCGTTTTCTCATCGCTTCGATTTGAGCTTCGTTTTGACTCATACCTTTTGTAATGTTTTCCAAGGAAGAAGGGACTGAATCAAGTTCGCGTTTGATGGTATTCCCCAATCCAGCTGCTTGATCTTTGAACTTCGTCATTTGCGCTTGCGCTCGGGCGATTTGTTCATCGTATTTAACGACTTTTCCTGTATCCCCTTGACTCGATGCCGTTTGTCTTTGCGATTTCAGATAAGCAACCTTTTCTTGCGCTGCTTTCGCTTGGCCCATTTTAGCGTTGATCTCATTAACCATCGCATCAATTTCTTTGGTTACTTTCGGACGAGCTTTGCGAATACCAGAAGAAAAATTGTCACCAGCAGCTTCAGATGATTGCTTTGTTGATCGCTCGAAGTTTGATAACGTCTTTTCGAGTGCTTGATTCATTTTTTCTAGTTGTTTCGTGAAATTGCTAGCGCCTTTTTCAATATCCATATTTTTCTCAGTACGATCCATAGAGTTACCGGACATTTGTTGGATTCGACTCATAGCACTTTCGATTTGTGGCAGTACTCGTTCCAAAGACTGCTCAACTCTGGCGGTATTAATATCGAGGAGTACCTCAAGCGTTTCTAATTCCATGCTTTTTCACCTACCTTTCTTCTATAAGTTTTCTTCTCTCTCGTGTTGCTTTGATAGCCTGCGCTTGGGCCAAGAACATTTCTTGCTCACGCTGCATAGCTTCTTGCTTTGTTTCTTCCTCCGTTTTCGCTTCTTCAACGGCTTGTTCAATTTGTTTGAGAAATGGATAAGCATCTTCAAATTTTGGAAACTTCTTCGGATCATTAAATGCAAATACGGCCAGCCTTTGCTGCGAATAGTCAAACAACGCTTTTTCTTTTAACTCATTCTCCTTGATTTTCTTGTTGGCTTGAACTTGTATCATGATTTCTTCAAGCGTCATTCCCCAATACTCAGTGGCAGGGATTCCTGATTCGACCGCTTGTGGGTACATGAATTCAAGCATTTCGGATAGATTATCGAAGTTTTTTACAGAAGACTGTCCTCGCTGTTCGTTTGATCCAAAGATTCCCCATCTGTCGCTTCGTTCCCCGTTTCTTTCTTTCCGAAAAAACCAGCTTCATCCAAGAAGTCGTTGATTTCACCAAATAAATCCATGGTTGTTTTTCCTGATTCAATGTATTGCTCGAACGCATCAACGATTGCTTTATCTGTCACGCCGCTTGTTTTATTGGCGCCTTGTAAGATAATCAATAAACTGTTGGCTGGTGGTAATTTGATTTCGCCTTGTTTTTTAACAAACAGTCCCATAATCCCTTCATCTAAGCGCTTTTCGATTGCTAAAATCGATTTACCATCTAATCGAAGTTGTAAAGTTAAGTCTCCTAATTGAAATGATTTAGTATTTGGCATTTGTACTACGTTACTTTTTGTCATGTATGTTTCCTCCTAATTTATAAAATAGAGACTAAGGATTATCCCTCAGTCTCTGGTTCGTTCGTATTTTCCCCTGTGTTATCTTCAGGGGTTGTTACTCCCCCGATGGTGCAGGTGCGGGAATCATCTCTGGACCATCGCTCACAACTACCCCTAGGTTAAAGCCGACCACTTGGTTAACTTCTACACCATCGAATTTGTAGTAAGGCTCTCCCGTAAATTCTGATGTCATTCCATCTGGGAAGGTTATTGTCCAATCAACAGATTTTCCAGTTTCAACTAGTGCATGAATATCACGGAAGTTATCTCCTTGATAAACAATTGCAAACTCCAAGTTGTCAGTATCTTCGATACCTTTGATATAAGCTTTCTTTTCTGATCCCAAGTGTGTAACATCCACTTTTTCTGGGTCACTGCCCAATGCCGGGATAGATTTAACTGCTGCTACAGTTTTAGTTGTTGCACCATCTTTGTAGGTTAAGACGGTACCTTTTGATAATAGTCCTGCAAAATCCATGTGTAATTCCTCCTATTTTTTGTAAACATATTTCGTAACATTATCAACTACAGCTGTTACTTCAACGATGATTCGCTTTAGATCAGCCGTGTTAGCATCTTTAGCGGTACCAGAAAAACCAATACTACCGAATGTGCTTAAAACACTTTCAGCAATACTGGTCTGGCTTTTGTCTCCGTATAATTCAACTGTGATTGTCCAATCTGTTTGTAACTCATTACCCAACGAATCAATCTGATGTGGTTTATTGGCTGTCCTATAAATAGCCAATGGGAATGTATTCCAAGTCGAAGGATAGTCCGTGGCAATCTTTTTGATGTCAGTGACGGCTTGTAATACTTCAACAGTGACCGTCTTCATATTCACTCGTTCCATCACTTCAACTCCCTTAACTTGCGTTGTACATGCTCTTTGTAGATTTCTGGTGCTTCACCGATCAAATCTACTAAAGAAGGATACAAGAACGGTCGTGCTGGCTGTCCTTTGGTAATGTAGAAGTCTGTACCTTGAACAGTCACACGAGGAATACCGTATATAGCTTCCAAATCCACAGCAACATCTTTTGCTGGGATAAACCATGCTGTTTGCGAGTAAACTGGTGTAAATCCTTCTGGTAAGTCTTTTTGACTAGCTTCACCGACTGGTCCAGTACCGAATTCGCGAAACATAGCCTGTTGCTTATCTGACCAGACACGCCCAACAATTTGATTTTGTGCATTGATCACAACTTCATTCTTCAAACTACCCAACAATTCACCACTAGAATATTTCATGCTAGACGATAATCGCAATTCAGCGGCTTGTTTAATCAACTCGGTAATTTCAAAAGTTGCATCCCACATCGCATCATCTAAGATTTGCGGTATTGCTTTGACTTTTCGCCGTAAACTTTCAAGGCCTTTGATTTCAACTCCCACGATTATCATTCCTTTCCAGCATAATATTCTTGTGTGTCGAAAATGTCTGGATAGATTTAATCGTGAAGTCTGGTTCTTCATTTTTGTCGACGTAGACGCAAATGCCGTCTAGTTCATTCTGTGACTCGCTAATCTTGTCGCCTTGGTATTTGCAAGCTTTCATTGTTTCAAGCTTGCTGCCATAGATTTGGGCGTTTACCGAACCGCTTGCAGCTTGTACATTCATACGTAATTCAATCGGATCATATGGGTAAGTGATTATTTCTTCTGCTTCTTCGTCAAGGGTAACTTTTCGCTTTTTTAGATAGACTGTTTGTAGGTCATTCTTCAGTAGGCGCATAGTAACTCACAACCTTTCCCTTTCGGAATCTGTTCAAGCCACGTTGAATAGAGACTGGAATGTCGGTCAAGAAAGACTGCGACACGCCGCCTTCAGACCTTGAAGCTTCACCTTCAGCGCCCTGTTGGTTGTATGCGATTGTTGCAAGTTGTCTTGCATATACCCACATACTGTCAATCATTTCCTGACGACCAGTATAATCAAGGACGAGTGCGACAGCGTCCTCGATCAATACTGTTGCTGAGATAGGAGATATCTCCAATTGCTCAGCTAGTACTGAAATAACTTCATCTCGTTTCTCGTCCATGATTTCACTCCTTATTCGCCAGTCCCACCAGCGATCGTAGTAGTCGGTGTCCATAGTTTATGCTTGAATTGAACGATACGAACATTTTTAGATTCGTATACACGTTCCCAGTTACCGCCAGTAGCTAACTCAGTGTTTGTTGGAGAAGAACCAGCAACAGACTTACTTGTGAACTTAACTCCACGTGGATGTAACAAGAAATGTTGTCGGTTAACCAAGATATCATCGCCAGCTAATGCATCACGATCTGTTTCGGTAGGGACTGGAGCAGCACCGTTACCTAAACCAATAGCACCTTGGCCAAAGATATAAGAAGTGAACACTCCGCCAGAATTAGGCATACCATCATCAACGATCACGCGTTTACCCATGTAAGTCGGGATTTTTGTGTTGTTTGAATCTAACAAGAACTCAATCAAGTTTTGTTTGCGCAAGTTAGCATATACAGATGAGTGAACAGCAATTGCAGTCAGTTTTTCTTCTGCATCACCCAATTTGTATGAAGCATCCAAGAATGTTTCTCCAGTGAACGCAGCAGCATTACCTGTTTCAGCAGAAATATCTAAGCTGTTATCGCCCATTTTAGTAGTTGTAGCGCCAAACACGCCTTTTAAGACACTCAGCAACGTAGCTTGTTGACGGCGGGCCCAATAAGCCGCAACCAAGTCACCAATAGCACGCATAGGATCGTCACCAGACAATGCTTTAGATAAATCATTTACTTTCCAAGCTTTACCACGCATCAAGAGAGCGGCAACGTCTTGACCAGCAGTGATTTTATCTGTTTCTAGTGATTCGGAATCAGACAATACTTCATCGTCACCAGTTAAATCTTGCCAAAACGGCATATTGATTAACTTACCACCAGCAGTTGCCAAAGCATCTAATTCTGGATCTTTCACAACGATTCCCGACTGGTATAACGCTGATAATTCAGCAGTACGTTCAATAACGTAACGATTGAAGACTTCTGGTACAATGACATCTTCGATTTTTGTTTTAGCAGCAAAATACTGCAAGTTCATTTTCATTATACTTTTTTTCATTTTTTCTCCCACTTTCTATTTATTCGCTAATGCCTGTAAGGCTTTTGCTTTTTCTGGATCTTCTCGCAGCAATCTTCCCTGCTCAGTAAGGTTTAATGTTTCTGCAGCAAACGGATTAGTGTTAGGCAAAGTTGTATTAGAACCTAGTGGCGAATCAACTGAATTCAATAGCGCTTGATCAACAGCAACTTTTAGCGCTTCATCCCATGCTTTCTTGAATGTTTTGACATCTTCCAAAATTTCTTCTGCGGTGTCACCTTTAATGCGTGCTGCTAACTCTTTGCTGATTCCGATCGACTGTAATTGATTGCCTTTTTCTACGAATAGCTGTTCTTGACGAAAGGCTTCTTTCTCCTTTTCGAAGGCAGTCTTTTCTTTGTTTAGCAATTCTTTCTGCCGTTCTTCCTCGCTTAGCTTGGCCAAACGGGCAGCTTCATTCTTTTCTTCTTCAAATTCTTTCTGCCAGCGTGACTTTTTGCTTTTGACAATAGAGTCAACTTCCTTGTCGTCCTTGAAACCAAACTTCTCTTTGATTGCTGCAATCTCTTCGTCGCTCAACTCTTCTACGTTTAGCTGTTTTGATGTTTCAGAATCATCCGGAGTATCTGATTCATCTTTTTCAGCAAAGAATTGTAAGTTAAGCGGCAATAATTTCTTGTGTTTCATGTTATTACTCCTTCCATATCTTTTAGAGTGGATAAATGCTTGCACTTCCGAAGCTTTTAATGTCATCACGCTTGGACATGACAAAATGCCTAGTCAATGACTAAGCTTTCAATCCCATTATTTTTCTTTTCTGTTCTCTTATTTCTTCCTTCGAATACTTATCTCTCAGCATATTCATCCATTCGTTATAGGTAGTTTCACCTCTAATAGGAATCACTTTACCACTGATAGGATCCAAAGCATTCCTAGGCAGCTTCAGTGTTCGTTTGCTGTACATAACCGCTATTGTCCTACACCAAGGATGAAACGGCGGAAACGTACCACTAGCACCGTTTACCTTAGCATCAGAAACTGGATAAATTTTGTGATCTTTGCCTTTGCAGATTTCAGACGTTCGCAAGTCCAACACAGCTACTAGCATGTACTCTTTTATGCCTTTATCTTGCCACGCTTTGAGTTTCGCTTGATTAGCCATGTAGTTAGCTTCCGTGCGTATCAAACGCCTAGCGACGCCAATAGAGCGATCAAACTCACTAGCTATTGCCTTTGCCATTTCAAACTCCGACATACCAGTCATAGACTCAACAGTGAATAGTTCTTCTAACCTTGCTGCTAAAGCTTCAGTATCGCCCCATATCCGTTTAGAATAATTCGATCCATGCCAGCGGCTATCGAGGATGTTCTTTGTATACCTGGTCGATAGTTCCTTAAACTGATAATCTTCCTTATTCCATACCTCAATAACTACGCCGTTCTTGGCATTCTCTTGTGCCTTTCGGATGACTGATTCAGCCGTTGCCTCACGATAAGATTCGTGAATAGCATCTACATAGAACTCTGTCTGCTTTTCTAACTGAACATCTGCAACTTGCTTAGAAACTAAAAAAGACTTGGCTTTCAAGTCCTCTGCACGAGTGATACGCTCTTTAAATGCTAATGCTTGCAATCTGTTTTTTGCTGCAGCTTGTAATTCAGGATCTTTGATCTGTTTAGATAGCTTTCTCAATTCTGCTAACTCTTCAACTGACGTCGTTTGATTTAGTATCCTTTTAGCTTCATCCTCAGATAGCCCAGAGCGTTGTTGAGAGCGTGCAAATAACTTCCTAACCTTCTTAGTTAAGTATGTTTGTGCTTGCTTGTAAGCCTTGGCTACAGCTTCCTCAACCTTGATTGCACCATCGTTTATCTTTTGCTCTGCGTCGATGTTACGTCGTTCCCAGTAGGATAGCTTGCGTTTCTTTTGAGCCATTTAATCAGCTCCTAGTCTTCCTGAACATCATCTTCAGGTTGATCATCCAAATCTGAATGACTATCTTCAGCTTGCACACCTAATGCTTTCTGGTTCATCGCAATCGCTTCTTCTTTTTCAAGATTCAACTGTTTCAATACTTCGTCCACATCGTCAATATCTGGCAACCATCCTAGAAGCACTTTAAGCGGTAAGATACCAGCTTGGTAAGCACTGACGATTTGATTGATGATATCGCTAGTGTTTACAGGTAAATTAGGCTTAAGTTTGATCTTCGTTCCTTGCGCATCAATTGAATTGTCTTTGACCTTCAAAATTGTTTCAAACAGTTCCATGCGCTTTCTCAAACCTTTGATCATATAACGTGATTTAACCGACATAAGCTGAAGCAAGCCAAAGAGTTTGTACTTCATAGCTTCACCAGAAACATTTCCTGAAAACTTTTCATCATTCATGTCTGGTACATAGGTAATCTTATGAATATCGTCAAGGATTGCTGATCGTAAAAGATTAACGCCGTCCTCGTTTAATTCCTTGGTAAGATACCCTGCGTCTACTTCATTAGGCATTGCAGCCGTTTGAAGCATCTTTTCTTTCGCCAACTTCTCGCCATCACCATCTTCTAAAGTAAATCCTCTAATAAACAGAATTGCATCCACAAAAGCTTCTTTGTCGTTTAGTCGATCGGATTGGAGTAGATTATATGCATCAATCAAAGAAATGGCTTGTTCAAAGTCGCCTTGCTTTTCTTCATTGTTTCGATACTCAATGACTGGCACTGCTTTGAAGTAATGTGGCTTGGCATCCACTAGTAGGTACTCACCAAATCCTCTTGAGCTTGCGTGATACGTAATCACTCGATTGTCGTTGTAATACTTAACCACATAGTGATCAATGCCGCCTTGCAGCGTTAGTACGGGTTGATAATGAACCGCAAACAAAGGGTTTTTGTCTACTGTGTCATCCGCAACTAAGAAAATACCTCTAGGATCAATACATTTGATTTCTAATTGTGTTCCATCGTTTTCCTTTGTCTTGTTTAGATACACAAGTTCATAACCAACGCCGAACGTTGATAGGTCTTTCTCCAATTCTGTATCATGAGAAACAATGTCAATCCTGTCGTAAGCATCTAAGATTGGCAGTATGTTCTTATCTGATTCAGATACATAAGAAATCGGATTACCCACCATAAATCCAACATTCATGTCCACTACATATTTCGCATGGTTGATCAACACTTTATTATTTGGCGCTGCATCATTTTCTTTTTTGCGATTAAGAATGTCGTGCTTACCATCGTAATAATCTGATAGCCTTTCTAGTCTCGCCAATTCCATCATGTGCTGTTGGATACAAAAATTAAGTAACTCAGCAGATGGGTTATTTAAGTCGCCGGCTATCTGTCTGTTAACTACTATTGCCACAATATCACCTCTCTTAAAATCCGAATTTAACTTTGCTTGCAATGCTAACTTTTATATTTCTCATATCTTCACTAAAAGCATATCTGGTGCAATCAATCGTATGATTGTCTTTATCTTCAAGTCTGGGTTTAGGATTTCCATCCTTGTCAACTTGGTAATCAATATTTTCGAACTCTCTGGCTGTATTAGGAGTTCGTAGAGGGTCAATGCAAATAAAATCTAAATCATCCAGCCATTCTTCTCCATACTCAACTGAGTCGGGCCCTTTTTTTACTCCTTTGATACGTGGTACATTGTGCTCAGATTTTAATTCAGCTATTGACTTAGGCTCTGCAGAATCAGCAAATATTTCTTCTGATTGATAGCCACGCTCATAAAGTATCTTGGCAAATTCTCTGTTGCTCAACTTAACACCATATATTTCATCAATAGCATAAATGCCATTTTTCTTCTTATCATAGTGCCACCGCACAAATGCCAATGGGTCAGTAGCATATCCAAAATCCAATCCATTCCGTATGTTATCGAAGTTTGCCACCATTTCATCAGTGATAGATCCTGGTTCGATGTGCAAATTATCGAAAGGAACCACTCCTGAACCGATCGCTTCACCCATATATTCCCAACGATACTTCATAGGTTTATTCTTTTTAACATTTTCGGCTTCTTCGATAAACTTCTTGGAAAGATGCGGATTACCTAGGTATGTCGAATGGTCAACATATGTATTAGCATCAATAAAGCTAGATTCATATTTTTTGTTAACCCACGACTGCCGTCTTTTCGGTGGATTGTATGAGTAATAGAAACTATAATCGAATGGATAGACTCGTTTACGCATCGAGAAGTTGGCTATCTTCCCCTCCAACTCTTCACGCAATACTGAGTTCTCAATGGTTGTTACTTCGTCTTCATTTTTAAATTCTGCCAATTCCTCTATCCACATAATAGCTAAAGGAAAGTCAGCATCTTTAATCGATTTGATCTTGTCCGAATCGTCAGCGCCAGCGAAATAAATCTTGTTTCCTCTAGGCTTATAAGTGATTTCAAGCTTAGAATCGACAAAACGAAAAAGATGCCGAACGCCCATTGCATTCGCAGCACCTTTAAAGTTCGCATATACTGATTTTAGAATAGTATTTTGAACCTTCCGAACACCGATAGCCGAGACAGGATATTCCATAATATCTAGCATGATTCTCATAGGAATATGGAAAGACTTCCCAGAACCACGCCCGCCTTTTAAGACATAGCGCAGATGTTTCTTCTTCTTGGAAGCTATCCAAAACGGTTTGAATTGATCCAGTACAATTTCAGATAATACAACTCTACTCATCTATATCATCTACAATCGTCACGACCTCATTTGCAGTTATATCCTGCTTGTCAGTCCACATAGCATATCGCTTACCAAGCAACTCCAAAGCTTTGTTTTTATCACTCGTCTTTGGCGGAATAGGTATCAACTCAACTCTTTCGTTGTATACAAGCTGTTTCTTGCCGTCTTCACTATTAGGATTGACTACGAACTCGCCTTTTTTCGTTACAACTTCCTTTACCTCAGGGATCTCACCCTTTGCTATTTCAGATAGCATGACAAGTATTTCTGTTTGGGTTAGAATCTTGTCGTTTTGTATTTCTTGGATTCGATGGTCTATATATTCTTTAATGCCAACATTTGCCAACAATTTATAACTTTGCCCTCTTGCATAACTTTCGCTGTATCCCGCTTTAATCGCCGACTGCTCTGCGTTACCTGTGATGATGTACTCATCAGCAAAGGCTCTTTGTTTAGGGGTTAAACTCATTTTCCATCATCACCTTCCTATAAATATCTGTTCAACCTCTCCACAATATGCGGATCACTCTTCCAACCATGCCCAATGTATATCAACCTATGCCGATCGATATACTCGTCACTAAATTGCCCATAGCATTCAAGCAATGTGTGCTTTGGTTTCAACTCCGCTTGTCGGATGTTCTTATGCCTTAGTATTCCTACTGATAGTTGGATGTAGTAGTAATGCATATCAGTCACCTACTAGCTTCATGTGCTTGTTCCAAGACTCACGCACATAGTCTTCTCTAAAGCAATACCAGTCATCGTAGCAAGCCTCCTTAACGAGGTCTTCTACATTATCAAAAGATCCAATATAGTCATCTGAATCTCCGCACATAGGGCAAACTCTTGAAGTGATTTCTTCATCGTATTTATCTAAAATGTAAATATCACTTAAGCAACTCACGTATACATAGAACGTTTTGTTTTTAGATGTCATAAGTCACCCTCAACCTTTCACTATCATATTCAAACAACTGCAGCACCTTCTTGCCCATCGTCCAACCATTCTCTATCTCGTAGCTGTCATTCGGCTTAATGGTCCCTAATTGACGATGGATCACTCCTTGATAGTCGTTCGTCTGCTGCGTGTGGAAATGTCCTGTGATTATCTCCCTTGTAGTTGCCTTGCTCCATATATCGCTGAACTCAGTAGCGAACAACATCGGCAAATCCTTCCGCTTGCCATACTGCCCATGAGTAATCATGATCGCCACGTTATCCAACATGAACGCTTGACGGTATTTGTTGTGTGCATGTACTTGGATATCAGGATACTTGGCTTCTAGGTATAGGAGAAACATATACTCGATCGATCCACTATGATTCCCTTCAGCGTGTTCCACAGTCACTAGCTTCGAATGTCTCACACACTCAGTAATCAACACGTCAAAAAAGGAGCGAGCGTCTTTAATCGCTTGCTCCATGTCCACATCGTCTAACTGTGTGCCAGCCATCGTGACTGACTTCTTAATTTGGCTACTATGGAATAAATCTCCTAGTTGACCAATAACAATCTGCTTATAGCCTTTTGATATAACTTCTATCATTCTCGCTAGCTTATCTTGTAAATCCCCTAGCTTAGTAATGCCAAAATGCCAATCAGCCAAGCCGATGAATAAGTTCCGATCACCTGTTTTGATTGAAGTTAGTTTTACTGGCTCGACTGATTCAGTAAAAGATGCTAAGTTAAATCCTTTAGGTTTCGGTCTAACAACTATCTTTGATTGATAAAGCTGTATAAGCCCATCTATTTGGTTGTTCTGTTCCCAGATGTTGTTAGTCGCTTGGACCAATTCCCAGTTATCGGGATCATATCCATGCGCTTTTAATACATAATCAGGATTCTTTGACTGCTCTTCAGTCATACGTAACTTGATAAGGTTTGTCTGAGTACCATCTGATTTGATTTCTGTAGATACTACATTCTTCTTAGTTTTATCTGTTTGCTTAACACGCATATTCTTTTCGCTCGGTGGCAACTTCAACCTGGCACGTTTACTTCTAACGCTTGGCCATGAGAACTCTTTGCCGAACTCCTCTGACAGCATAGGCGCTATCTCTATATTTGTTAGCCCTTCATTTGCCAATTCCGACAATCGCTTGACCTGCTGTTCTGTCCATTTAGTTATGTCTGCCACCTCACAATCTTTTTTGACTCAAAAACGTTTGAACATAGTAAAAAAACACCCACAATTGCGAGTGTTATGTCCTTAACTTAAAATCATTATTTTCTTTTTGCCATCAAAAATAGTTAATGTTTTGTCCTTATCAGAAAATCTGAAATTATAATTATATCCGGTAGAGTAATTATGCCAAAGTCCCATTGATTTGACCTGTTCATCACTAATATTTACTCTATCCCAGAAAATCTCAATACTAAATCTATTTGGATCCGATGTTAATATCAGTATCGGCAAAGAAAGTCTATTGCTCTGTTCAATTAGAGAAATCGTTACCTCAACTTCTCCCTCTTCAAAAGAAGATCTTGGATGTTGAATGTAACGCTTAAACTCTACAATGTCGTGATAATCATCTGATATCATAAAAAAACTCCTTTTTCTATTATGATATCAGTAAACGGAGTTAACAACCATCATTGAATAAAAAATTAGGCAAGTTCTAGCAGAACATTTAATCACTGGCAAGGATTTGCACCTCGCATGATCTAAGCCTGTTCCGTCACGACGTCTACGCTATTGCGTCTCACGGATTCGAACCGTTGCTTAGACCTATCTTGCGGTTTTTAGCGTCTACCTATTCCGCCACAGTGACTATCGCCCACAAAATAATTTTACGTGTCAAAAGGAGGTTGAATGCCGTTGTGCTTGTGGGCGATATCTGATAATACTATTTTACCCCTCTTGACAGTGAGACAACTATACGTTTTTGTCTCAAATTAGTTAATTTCACCAATTCTTCTGCCAAAATCGAATAATACTTTTTGCCGAATTCGATAAATTGTTGGCTTGCTATAACCGTGTTTATCTCCAAATGATTTCCAATCCATCCAACTGTCTTCTCCCCAGTACTTGGTTTCAATCAAAACTCTAATATCCGCACTCTGATCGCTTAGAGTTTCTTTCACAGCTTTCTTCCACAACTCCCGATTCATAATGTATGGATCAGACATTTCTTTTATTACTTGCGACTCAATCGGATTGCTAATGATATTACTTCGACCGCCACCAATATTTTCATCGACTTCTCGAAGCTTCAGCTCCTCTTTTCGAATAGCAATCTCTTTGTTATATGCATGGTAGTTAGCAAACTTTCTATCTAGCTCATTGATTAATGAATCATTCTTACTCAATCACTTGCCCTCCTCATTGTCTTCTTTACCAAAAATCACACTTGCAACCACTGTCGCTACGACTGCGAGAAAAAATGCTACTGCAAAGTCCATCATTTATCCTCCACTTTCCATCGCATCTCGTACTAGCGGATCGTTGATAATAATCTTGTACTTCATCTGCTCATGCTGCAGCTGTTCTTGTAACTGCTCAATCTGCCGTTGTTGGTCAACTATTGTATAGGATAGCCAACTCAATCCAGCGATCGTTAACAGTATCATGATGACTGCTTGGCTAGTTTTCATTGGCTGGCTCCAATAGTTCTGGGTTCTCGTAGATATTTCCCACAACTTCATATCGATATCCAGTGTCCGCTTCATCTGTTATCAGATACTCCAGCGTATTTGACAGCAACTCACAGATCAATCCCGAGTGATACTCAGATTTTTTCACTATAGATAAATTGCCATCTAGATAATCAAAACCATTGTTAATAGCAATCTTTACGATATCTCCTTCAAAAATCTCCACGCCATTCTTATCTTTAAATCCAGCAGATTGCATGATATCAGCTTGTTTGTCAGCCTCAAAATTGTCGCACCAGCCATCGACCGTTACATGAGGTCCTTCAATTCCCAAGAAACTGTGCCCTCTTGTGTCAAAGGCTAAAACATTCTTCATTTCTTTGTCATATTTCAACCAAGCTCTAAATTTTGGTACCATATTGTCCCTCCTGTTCCTCTTCCCAAGGTTCCTGCCTCCTAATTGACCAAACTGGTACTGATTTATCACCATAATCCTGCCATTCAATCCACCAACAAGACATCGGCTCATTATCCTCGTTTCGCCCAAATCTATAACGGACAAAAGCATCTTCGATTGCGAAAGGAATATCTTCATCAAATCCAAACAAATCTTCCCGCCATGCTTTAAGCGCTTCTTCTTTGGTGTATTTTTGTTTGTTGAATCCACCCCAACCACGCCAATCACCGTAAAACTCACTATGTTCAAATTTACTAATACCTTTTACTGGCATTGATTTACCTCCTCCTGTTCGCTATCGCTGACGATATTGTAATTACTCTTTCATCCATTTTAAACATTGGCTGAATACTTTAATGACCTGAGTTTCTTGTTTTAAATCAAGCCTTTCGAAATACATGATACTTTTCCTTCGAGCGGATAATTTACCGCCCTCTAAAGTTGATATTTTTCACAAAAATTCTTTTATATATGGTATTGTTTAAATATCAAAGGAGGTTTTAAAAAAATGTCAGAATTCATTAAAAATAATGCAGGTGCTAAAATTTACATGGATGCTTCGAAACATGAACAATTGGAATTTAAAGACGAAGGCACATCTTATAAAGTGCTTTCAGCAGGTTTTATTAATCCAGAAAAATCTTTTGACAAGTATCCAATTGTAACCGTTTCAACTGATGATGGGCCCGTCGCCTATACCATCCCACAAGAATTAATAGGTTGGGTGATTCAGTTAATCAATTTGTCCCAAACTGGTGATATAGCTCTACCAGAAATAGTTGAATTCGGTCGAAATAATGGTAATGCATATGCGGAGATAAAATGATTTTCCAGAAAATTTATTGATCAATTGTCCTCTACTTAAGCTGATAAACAAAGATCAGCTTAAGTTTTTTTCTATTTCGTCGGATAGCTGACTTAAATATATTTTCCCAAGAAATGCGTTTATCTATATTGCTCATTTTGAAGTCTTAAAAAAACTTATGATATACTTGGCTTAAATACTATATGAATAGAGGTCCAAATTTGAACACATTACTTGATTACATAAGCTACTTTATCGATGAAGATAGAATTAAAAATATTCAATTTGAAAATCAAAATAGAGACTATGATGGTGTTATATTCCGAATCGAATACACATCTTTCCGTGGTCGATTAGCAAAATTAACACCCAAAAAGAAAGGCTATTTTGTTACATTTTGGGAAAAAGATCCTGAAGGAAATAACCAAGCTTTTCATTTTTCAAATAGTCCTGACAAAATAATTATTACCGTTATTGATAATCAATTTTCTGGACAGTTTGTATTTACAAAAGAAATTCTTTTAGAAAAAAACATACTAAAAAGTCAATCCTCTAAGGGAAAAATGGCCATTCGAGTATATCCAACATGGGAAACTGACTTAAATTCAAGCGCATTTAAAACACAGCAATGGCAGACAAAATATTTTATAGATACCTCATATGAGTTTGATAAGGACAAGCTGATGGAAATTTACTTTAGCTGAAAACTGATTCCGCTATCTTGGTGGATAGTGGACTAATCGAATTGCATTGGCTCCACTTCAATATTTTGTTTTATCAGTTTCAGAAGATCATCGACTGTCATATTAAATTTGTTTGCGACAACTTCAACATTCATGCCGAGAAATGTAACAAGCATAGGCTTGTCATTCGCTAACTCTTTCGAAATTTGTACTTTTGCATTGCCATTTTCACCTTGGATTACTCTTGTTTCTCCAAGTACTTTATACTGTTTTGACATTCAAAAACTTCCCTTCAGTTTTTTATTTCTGTCACTTACTGACTTTCTTTCCTAATATTCCGTACAAGCGATCACATACGTTCCGACTTCTTGGCTCTTGATCACATCGGCAAATGAAGTCCATTTACAAAGCTCACCAGCAAAAACTCCATAATCTCCGAATTCCATTTTTTTATTTTTTTGTGGTTCATAGATTTTCAGTTTCCCTTGTTCGAATGCTTCTTTTTCGGATTGCATGATATCCGTGCTATCCCACATACCCATTTTTTCAATTTCACATTCTTCGATATCATTTAGATACTCGACTTCAAGTCCAATTTGCTCATCGTATAAGACTAAGGCATGTAAAAGTGACGGCGCTGCGATCCATTGGTATTCATCAACCTTAAAAACTTTCATGTCCTCGATCGTGTAATCTTCGTATGATAAATTAATTGTTTTCAATTCAATTCCTCCTAGTTGGTAATTTCTTCCGATTCTTAACTAACAAATTTTTGATGAGACAACTTGAGTTCCTCGTCGCCAATCATCGAATATTTCAACGTTGTATCTATGCTTTCATGGCCTAAGAAGTTCATCACCAATTCGATCGGCATCCCGTGCCTTCTTGCCAAGGTGGCTGCAGTCCGTCTGAATCTATGCGGATGAACATTTGCTACTCCTGCTCGTTCACCTAAACGCTTAACAAGCTTCTGAACTCCTGCCGATGTCATTTCCTTGCCTACTGTTCGTCCGAAGAATAATGGTCCAGTGATATGTGGTACGTCTTTCAGATAGTGATTCAAAGCTATCTTCGCTTTTGCATTCAGGTATAGCGTTCGCTGCTTATTGCCTTTACCGATCACTGTGATTGAGTCATTTTCTTGATTGAAATCTCGAAAATTGAGTGAAACTAATTCCGAAACCCTACAACCTGTGCTAAACAATAACTCAATCACTAAAGCTTCTTTGGAGTTTGCTGTCGCCGATCGCAGCTTTTCAACTTCTAGCTCGCTAAATTCCTGTTTCCTACGTTTAGGTAGTTTGATGGCTTCTACTCTTGTTCCAGGATCTTTTGCGATATATTCCTCGTTGCATAACCATTTGAAGAATCGAACAATACAACCTCGTTCTCTTGCTAGCGTGCCTTTGCTTACGTTATCGATCATTTCCCTGTTCGCAATAAACAATCGAATGTCGTTAGTAGTAACATCACTGAATGGCTTCCTAACGCTTCTCATGAAGAGATTGATCGTCTGCATATAAAGATTCAAAGTTCCGCTTGAAAGTCCCTGTATCTTCTTTGAAACGAAGAATTGCTTGTACGCTGCAATATCAGATGTTTCATCGTAAATCACTACTTCATTTTTCTGTTCAGAAATTAGATATTTTGCACACTCAATTGTTAAAACATCTTTTAGCCGTCTCAGTTGATCTCCGCTTAGATGGTCCTGTAGTTCAAGTAAAGTTTTGTTGATTAATCTATCACTCAATGGATTCACTCCATTTCTTTAGCTATCGAATAGGTTTGATCGCCAGTGGTTCATCATAAATTGGATTATTGACAATATCTTTCTTAATCCCTTTGTGAAAGTCAGGAAACTTTTTGTGTAGTTCTCTCATGCAATCAATCTTTTCACCCGTTGCATATACATTGCCTGATTTCATACCGTAAACTTTAACTTTCATCTTTACTTCTCCGCTCCATTTCCTCGGCTAGCCATTCTTGTTGCTTAAGCAATCTCTCGACATGGCTGTCGATTACTTTCTTTCTCCATACTAGGTCCTTATCCGACATGTTTCTGATTTGGATTTGTGTTGGCGTCATCTGCTCACCTCTCAAAATGGTAAATCGTCATCGCTGATATCAATTGACGAGTTTCCAAATGGGTCTGCCGTTGCGCTGTTTGTGTTTTGTTGGTTGCGAGTGTAATTATTCGTTTGACTATTTGAAACGCCGCTACCTTGTGTATTTTGGCTAGAATCGGCTTTCTTGCTTTCTAACAACTGGAAGTTGTCCGCAATCACTTCGGTGACATAAACTTTTTGTCCTTGTTGGTTATCGTAAGAACGAGTTTGAATCCGCCCCGTCACTCCGATCAACACGCCTTTTTTCGCATAGTTCGCTAATGTTTCAGCTGGCTTTCTCCAAATAACACAATTGATGAAGTCCGCTTCTCGCTCTCCGCTCTGATTCGTGAAGTTGCGATTCACAGCTAATGTGAAGGTGGCAACTGCGGTTCCGTTGCCTGTGTATTTCAAATCTGGATCTTTCGTTAGTCTTCCGACCAAAGTTAAATTGTTTATCATTTTGCTTCCTCCAGTTCAATTTCAATTCTTGGGCAATCCTTATCCACTTCAAACCGATGCTCAAAGTTGGCTACCTCACCCCAACCATCATTTGCGATCACTCTCGCTTCAATCATTCCGTCCAAGATAAACTTGATTCCGAACGCAACGTTGTCTTTATCCTTGCGCTTGTTTTTGCAGTACCAAGTGATTTTCAAGTTGATCGGCGTTTTCACTCTTAACCCTGCTGCTTTCGCCATCAAGAATGCATAGCAACATTTTTCCGTGTTCTCCTTTTTCAACTTAGCGCCCGCATATCGGTTTGACCGCTGGCTATTGATGAATTTGTTCAGGTCTGTTAGCTCTCCTGGTATCGTGATAATCAGAACATTCCCCTCGCTTTCAAGTATCGTTGTGCGATTTGTTCTCTAGTTTCATTGCCATTTAAGAATGGATAACCTTGTGCTTTTTCTTCCTCAGCTATTTCGATCGCTAACCACTTAGCTTCTTCTGCGTTCGCTGGCATATTATTTTCTTGAAGCACCTTAACTTGATGTTCCAATATTTTGACTAAGTCCGATCGCACAAGGCCGTTTTCTTTGAAGATAGCCAGATATGTTTGTCCGTCCATCTAACCTCTCCATTCGTCAAAGTCTACTGAGAAATCCATAAACTTTTTGTCGAAGATAAATGGCGCAACTCCTGTCATGCCTTCTCTGTTTTTGGCTACATCGCATCGAATTTTGCGACTGTCTTTGTCGTCAGCAGAAAGCAAGAGTGTGACATTCGCATCTTGTTCTAATGATCCAGACTCTTTCAAATCACTGAGCATTGGCCGCTTGTCTTGTCGCTGCTCTACTGCCCTGCTTAACTGAGCTAGCAACACAATGGTGATTCCGTAGTCTGTTGTAAGCTTCTTCAACTCTCGTGTGACTTCGTTCATCACTTGACGCTCATTTTTGCGAGTATCGTTAACTGTGATCAGCCCTGCATAGTCTACAAACACGACATACTTCTTATCACTCAAACGCTGCTTAATTGCGTATTTGATATCGTTCAAATTTGAGTACTCAGATGTATAGACACGTAAATCAAATGTATTTTTCATTTCCTCATAAGCTTTCCGTGCTTTGACTTTATTTTCCTGCGACAGCTTGTCCTTACCCACAAATAGAAGTGAGTTGATATGTGTCTCTTTTGAAACCAGTCGTGTCATTAGCTCGTTTTGCCCCATTTCAAAAGTGAAAAAGTCACACTGTACATTCTCGTTATCTGTAAACAATCTGTGCATGATGTTTAAAGCAAAAGCCGTTTTCCCTGTAGCTGGTCTCCCTGCTAAAACAATCAACTTGCCACCAGTTAGTCCACCACCAAGAAATGCATCTAGCGGTTTGTATGTCGTCAGAACATCGCTTGGTTTATCTAAGTTCTCCGAGAATTCAGAGAAAGCTTTATCCAACTTGCCATCAGACTTAATATGGTTCACGTCACGCTTTTCTTCTAGCAATCTGGATAACTTATCCCCATCTGTCTTAGAAAGCGTCTCAGCGTATTTTATGGACGCTAAATGCAACTTACGATCGAGATAATCATTGTGTATGATCCGTGCTAGTTCTCTTTCGATTCCAAGCTGATTAGCAGAATTCTTCAAGATGTCTAATTCATCTACTGTTCCTGCTTTGAAGTAGTCAATGGTTCGCATTTCTCGATGGACCTGTTCGGTGGTGTATTTCATTCCTCGCAGTCTAGTCATTGACTCTACAATCAATTTGCACTGAGAACTTTCAAACCATTCTGAGTCGATATCAATGTTGGTAATGATTGATGGATTGTTTAGCATTTCAGCCACAAGTTTCAACTCATTGTTCATAGGCTTCAGACAACCTCCTTTGCGATTCAGCAATTTCATCGGAGATTGAAGAATTAACTTGTGGTCGATACTCGTTCAAATAATCATCAAACTTATTTCCAAAGAGTGTTGCAGGTCTAAGGTACTTATTCATTTCTTGGTTGTTCAACCATTGGTTTGTTTTCACATCAATTACTTTTTTGAAATCATCTAATCGTTGACCTTCGTTCCATCTAGCTTTGATCAGGTCTTTCCATTTCTGAGTAACTTTGAATGATTTACTTGTTGCTTCGTTCAAGTATTTGATGATGTCGCTATATGGTATTTTCTCTTTATCTATATCTCTTTCTTTATCTAATTCTTTATCTATATCTGTTGCGTTACTCTCCGTTACTCCCGCGTTACCACTAACGTTAGCGGTAACGTTACCTAACGTTAGTTGTCTTTGTTTCTCTTTATGCCTAGCCTGACGTATTCTATTCTGTTCCCTTACCTTCTCCAAACCCTCAATAGACTGGTACTCTTCCCAATTCTTGATAAACAAAATATCTTGATATCTTGTTATCATTGAATATTTTTCAAGAGTAATTAAGGCAAATTGAACAAATTCAATATTGAAATCAAAGTCTGCAGCTAAGTCTTCCTCTTGATAAGGCATAGTATCTGTTAGGAAGATTCCTCCACTTTGGTTGCTCTCTCCGGCTCTAGCCAAGAGGAACACCCAAAACAAGATAACCTTGTCGCCTTCTGGAAGCTTTCTGATACGCTTAATCTTTTTGTTGTCTGGCAAACCAGTGCTAAGCTTAATCCAACTTATTTCAGCCACGTTATCCCTCCTTTGAATCGGACAACAAATGCGTCAAGTAGGATAATATTGCTAAGGTATCTTGAGTTGTAAGTTCATAACCATCTTCATACATTTCATCAGCGAATCTAATTTGTGCCCGCTCGTTTCCGTAGGTTTCTCCCATATATCTTCCAATTAGCCTGGAGTTTCCTGATTGAAACCCGCTGTTGTGCCAATATCCAAAAACTTCTCTTCTAGAAAGCAACTCTGGCAGATATCCGCTTTTAATCTTGCTGATAGCAAAATTCAATAGATCCTTAAACTCGTTTCCCCAATCTTCGTACTTTCTGCAAATCACAAGTTGCATTCCAACAGCTGTTTTTTCATCACGCTTGCTAAATTCTTCGATATATTTTTCTTGTAAATCAATTTCTTGCAATAGCTTTTTCTCTTGCCTGATAAACGTCTCTCTAAGGGCTTTTAGTTCACTTGTTGATTCTTTTAAACGCTTATAATTGTCATTAATCGTTCTCAAGGTCATCCCCCTATCTTTAATTTCTTTATCTCGTCTTTATTCAGTTTGATGCCAATAACGTGATACTTGTTTTTAAACTCCGTAATCCCTATCTGATGCTTCTCGGTATGATGGGTTCTGCAAAGTGCTGCAAAAGTAAATTCCGTGTGATCTACTTCTTTTCGCTTTCGTCTACCCAAAGCTTTGTCAAAGTGATCTATGTCAGCGTTCTTTTTACCGCAAATGCAGCAAGTCCTATTTGTCACACATTTATAGAAAAAGTACTGTTCATTTTGTAGCGGAATCTCATAACCTTCACGAAACGGAATGTCATTTGCGAAGATAAAATCTAGTATCAATTCATCTAATGTTGAAACTTCATCGACTGTGTTCTCCGATTGATTCGACAAGCTGATGTTCTTCCCTGTGAAGTATCGAAATTGCCAATAGAACACGTCTTTAAGGCTCTCTAACGGTTCGCCAGTGTAAATGTATATGTCTTGCATTAAAGCGAATGTGAAGCGTCTCTGTCCGACTGTGAACCCTCGTGGGTCTTTGATGAATATTTCCGCTTGTCTCTCGCCGTCATATCCATCAAAGATTGTTTTGAGTCGTTCGATATTTAGTGACTCTTTGAGCTGCAATGTGACTTTGTCTCCATCAACATTTGTTATTTTTGCTAGATACGACAGATTGTTCAATTACATCACTTCCACTTTTATTCCTTCGTCAACAATAAAATCATTCAACTTGCTAAGCTGGGCATGTGTGCTTGTAAGTTTCAAAGAAACTGTTGTTAATCGTTCAGCTTCTTCACTAGCTGGTGAAGGAATTTCATCAACGATTTCACCTGTTTCAGGATTGATAGTCTTATCGTTTACTTGTTTTTCTTCGAGTTCTTTCATCGCTTCATCGTATTCAATACGTGCTAATCGGTCCTTCTCTTCTTGTTCTTCACGCTCTCTTTTGCTAATGACAGTCGCATCTATTTGTTTCATAAGATCAGAAGCAAACAGCCCGTTTTCGATTTGTGCTACCCAAGATTCAGGTTCTAAGCCTACCGCTTTTGCATAGTTGCCAATGATAGCTTTCTCGCTCTCAATACGTTTTTTTGCATCAGCAATTTGTTTCATTTGGAAAGTAACTTCTTCTAACGTTTTTTTGTTCAACTCGCCCTTAGTAGTGAAGTTCCCCTTATTTAGCCATGATGGATTAATAGTTAATTCCGATGAATCGATTCCGTAGTTAGGAGAAATTTCTTCAATAGTCGAAACCAACTTATCAAGCCGTTTAGCTTTTTCCGACTCTTCAAAAGTAGAAATGCTCTCATTGATTCCCTCACTGACTAACTTAATTTGATTCGTGTAACCATTGATTTTCGTTTCAAACTCTTTCAATGGTTTACTGTATTCCTTCTTAACAGCCTTGCGTTGATCGTCTAGCAACCTAGCAACTTTGTTTAAATCGGCTTTTGCTTGCTTTGCTTCAGGAATGTTGTCATCTGTAAAAACCAACGATCCGTAACGACTGATAGTTGCATCAACCAATTCTTTTAGCTTGGTTTCGTTGTTAATCGTGATTTCGCTCGGTTTAAAATCTACTTTAAACTCAAGTTGTGTAGTTAGATCGTTGGTCATTATTTATTCCCCCAGTTGATGTCATTTTGCTTTTGTTCCGCAGCTTTGTTTTCTTGTGCGTTCTTCTCGTAACCTTGTTTCCATTTAATTAATTTGGCTATCGCACTGTTGTATAGGTTAGCTGGCAATTGGTCCAATGCAGGAATATTAGCCGTTTCTGCTAACTTGTTTTGGATTATTGATAGTTCAGCGCCAGCTAATTCTGCCACTTTTCTTGCTTCTTCATTGAGATTTGCTAGTTGTTTGCCATCAATAAGCTTTGGCGCTGTTTGCTTCTTTTTATCACTACTGGCATTATTATTGCTCGCTTCGTTACCATCATCGTCTGCGTCGCTAGTGATACCGAATGCCGCTGACAATGTGTATCTTCTACCATAACTAGCTGCAGAACCCTGTCCTTGTGCATCTACCTTTTTTGTCATAACATCAAATGGTTCATATTCAATAAATTGACCGCTTTCGTGAAATATCCAAGTCGCAACTGATACTTTATTTTCCGCAAACGTGATCTCTTGTGTGTACGATAAACCAGTCCCTTGTATCGCTTCATCTATCACTTCAACAATATTTTCAAGTGGTACATATTTAGAATTAAAGAATGGGTTATCTGCATCTTTTAAAGGCTGTTTTAAAGCTTTTCTGAAACTGGCAATTGCTTTGAAAATTTCTGATTTGCCTTCGCTTATCTTCATTTATAAAACCTCCTTCAATTTCTCGATTACTTGCTCTAACCCCTGAATCAGTTCTTCTCGATCAAACTCCGCTGATTCTTCAATAGTTTCAAATTTTGTGCGGACAACCTCATTGTCGCTATCCTGATAAACACCTACTCGATCGTTCTTCTTATCAATATCGAAAACGATTGATCCATAAGGTTTGTATCCATCAATTAGATGAATACGCCCGATTGTGTCAATAGCTATTCTCATGGTATAATCTCCTTAAATGATTTTTGTTAAGACTCTATGCTTGCCGGCCGGAGTCTTTTTTTGTGTCCATTTTTGCTTGCGCTTCATAGTAAATTTCTTTCCAGTCAAGTGTGCGATAGTATAGATCAAGTACTTCCGCTCTAGTCATTTCTTCACCGTCCTTGATCGAAATTCAAATACTGCATCGTCATAGATCATTAGCAACAACATTGCGACACAAGGGAATCCGATGACTAGCCACGTTGGTGGTTCTGATGAAAGCAACGCTCCCAATGCGAAGATGACAAGAATAAATGTTGTGCGTCTGATCCAGAATATTTTCTTCATGCTTACTCCTCCTTGAAGTATCGATCGATCAAAGCGAGCGCTTCTTCTTTTGTCGAGACGGTATGCTGCATTGTCGATCCGTTTGTTTCTATTGAGATAGTGATTTTTGTTACCATGCGGTTCCTCCTTTGGTATAATTGATTAAAAACTGGTGGTGCTGTTATGGATTTTTTAGATTGGCTATCTATAGTCAGTTTCCTTTTAGGAACTTATCTATCAATATCAAAGATTCTAGAATCATATCCAAAAATAAATATGGAAGTATTTGATTCATACGAGATAGAAGACTTTATTTACTTAAAGGTTTTCATACACAATAAGTCTTCAAATCCATTGGTTATTAGCCAAACAACTTTATCTAAAAAAAATCAAGAAATGATTTTACGATCTACATCGTATGAACACACTATTATAGATTTTATTGACGGTCGAAAATTAAAATCCTCTGGATTACCTATAAATCTGCCAGCCAAAACGGCGGAATCATTATTTCTTGCTTTCCCAAATCGAGATACTACAGAAGACCTATTTGATGAAAAATTAGACTTTAGCATTAAAGTTAATAACAGATTTTATACAATTGACTTTGATTTAGTTACAACATATTCCCCAGAATCGCAATTGCTGAAAGAATCATAACTAAAATAGATAAAACCAAATCTTTATCAATATTTTTTTTCACCCTAGCCCCTCCTTCCGTGTGGGGTTATTATTTGAATCGAACACTTCAACCAAAACTGGTATAATAATAGTTAAAAAGAGGTACCTATTAATGGAAATGATTTTTACAACAGATACTTTAATCGCCTTAATCGCTTTGTTACTTGCGGTCGGATCAACCATCCTCACTTGGCTTTCAAGTAGATACTCAATAGACTTGTGTCATGTCGAAAAATACGTACTTTACTCACAAAACTTCATTGAGTTTTCTATTGTAAACACTTCTCCAAAACCACTGAGATTACAAAAACTATCTTTGTATTTAAATAATTCAATCATTACAGATAATCAATTTGATCCTTATGAGCACCTCACAAAATTGAACGATATTAAAGCTGAAGAATACGATAGAAAGCACGCTGCCAATTTTTCAGGGATTGAACTTGCGACTAGTTTAGTTAATCCTTACAGAATGCCCAACTTCGTTAGTAGAGATTTGGAAACCAGTGATAACTTTCAAGGTGAGGTTTATCTGCTCCCTTCACAAGAAGTCACATTTTCTTATTATGTGGACGAGATTCCAGATACTGTACTCATCTCAGCAAACAAGCCAATCTCTTGCTTTAAGAAAAGTAAGTTAATCCCTATGAATTTTAACTAACATAACTAAATTGACTATTTGTAAGATTAAAATAAGCAAATAGATTACTGTCATATTCAGCCCCTCCTTCCGCGTGGGGTTATTTTTCATCCAATAGATCCATTTGAGGATAGTAACCTTCTGCAGTTAATAAGTTGTATATGAAGACACGCCCCTTTTGCGTCCATTTAGTATTCATCACAACTTTTACGCCGCCATCAGCTTTTGGAATCTCGCTTGTGTGCGATTTTGTGTATCCTTGGTTCATGTGTTTGCGGTACAGAATCCATTGACCACTGACTTTATGCTGAACACCTAACTCATTAAGCAATTTATTCAGTGCGATTGCCGACATTCCGTAATCTGCTGCGATTTGAGAAGTTGCTACTGTATCAGTTGATGACAGGATCATATCTAGGTAACTGATTTTCGGTTCATATTCAGCGATTTGCTGTTCGAGCAGTTGGTTCTTTTCTTCTAGGTCAGCTGCTAGTCGCAATGCCTGAGCGAAACTTTGAGGAACGTTTGTGTAGCTTCCTGTTTTTCTGATTGTTGGAAGGACTTCGCTTGTCACCCAACGTTTGAACTTCTTTGCGTTTGGTAACTTGGATTTAAGTATTAAGCTGTATAGCCCTGATTCATTGATGATCGTCATTTGTTGCTTCCCGCCAAGGGTGTCCCATTTTGTTACCCCCTTATCTTCTGCATCTACATGAGTTAGGATAGCTTTTTGAGTGTTGCTATATCCCAAAACTTCTGCAACGTCTTTTCCTACAAAATATGGTTCGTCATTTACCAAAACAGTTCGAACCTCGTTTTGTTCGAAATTAAAAATTTGTGGTGTATTCATTTTTTCATTCCTTTCTTTGGTATAATTTCCTTATCAGTGTGACAGGCTGAAATAATTAATAAGGAGGATATTACTTTGGATTATGATGATATTTATCAAGTTGAAAGTTTATTAGTTTCAAATAATGAAGAAAAATATGTCAACGATCTTTTGAAGTCTGGTTGGAAATTAATTTCCGTAACTCAATACAAAGATGAATACAACGAGTACGGTAAATATGTCTTAGGCGCCGATAAAGAAACATTTGAAAAACGAAACCTTAAAATGATCGAAGATGAAGAAGTCAAAAAGAATGGATATCCTTTTTAAAACTTAGCTTCTGGATGTTTACGTTTAGTCTGCTCCTTGCTACTACCGATAGCTTGGAGCAATTTTGCTATTTCTTCTGGTGTTGCTTTGATTGTGATTTCCATTTTGGTTCCTCCTCAATTACTACTTTAATAATTCTTGAAAATTATCTTCCAAAAACTTCTTGGTCTCACTTGCCAGAAAAAGATAACTATCCTTTCCCCCAGCTGGATATTTAACAAATCCACCTTTGCGAATATCGATCTTATTCCTGTACTTGGGATTGTTCAGCAGATTTTCCAGAAGCCAAGTTCTTTTACGATTGACTCGTTTCATTACATCAGATAAGGTCCACCATTTGCCCAAGTCATCCTCAATCTTCAAACGTTCATACTCCGTCTTTTCAACCAGAATGTACTCTTCAGGAATTTGGATAACTATATTCGCCTTAATACACTGATCCATAAACGCTCCTCCTTATACAGCCTGTTTTTTACTTAATAAGTCAGAGATTGGAATCTCTAAGTAATCAGCTACTTTTAGAAGCTTGTCCACCGAAGGTACTGACTTGTTCCATTTAGAGATTGATCCGTTACTAAAATCTAGATCTATTTCAATTTTTCTAATGGAAACACCTTTTGCTTCAGCTGCTTTTTTTACACTATCGTAAAACAAATTGAACACCTCCCGAATATTTTCTAAGAAAAACCAACTTTGTTATTGACACAATGCAGAATATATTCTAAACTAAGTGCATAGCAAATAAACCGCACGGAACATTGGTAAAACTCCGAAGTGCATATACAAAGATGGTTATTTCCGATACCTTTTTTAGCCGCCAAGCTTAGGTACACTTGTAATATACCACAGAATATTTTCGGGGTCAACAATAAAGTGCAGAAATTTTACGGAGGTATTTATTGTGGGTATTTATGAGAGAATCAAAGAGATAGCAAGGTTGAAGAACATTAGTATAGCGCAGATTGAAAGGGCTAATGATTTGTCAAATGGTTCAATTAGCAAGTGGTCTTCCAATGCGCCATCGGCTGATAAATTAGCTAAAGTTGCAAGATATTTAAATATTAGCTCAGATTATCTTCTGGGAATGACAGATCAAATGAAGGATTCAAATGGAGCGCCTATTGATTTTGAAGATGAATCAACCATACTTACTTTTGACGGTAAACCTGTTAGTCACGATGAGAGAGTCTTCTTGAAATCAGTTATTGAGTCATACAGAAAAAATAAAAAGTGAGTTGATATAGTTGGATTCAATTAGCCCCCGTCTTCTATCTAAGCTCCGTGAGCTAGATATCGATTTAATATTTACCAAAATGCAACGACGAGGATTTTATTGGCCAAAGGAGCGAGCTATTGTAATTAACGAGACCATCCTTGGAGCCAATGACGTCAATTTCGAGATTGCACATGAATTAGCGCACGCCTTGGAAAACCATGATACCTACGGCGTTTTATATAAAAGAAGTTTTGTTTGGAACTCCAAAATAGAAAGTGAAGCTAACTTGTTAGCTGTAAAAATGTTGATCGATGTGTATCTTGAAGAAAATGATATGGAGTTTGAGCAACTAAATTCTACGAAGTTTATGGAGTATTACGGAATAAGAAGCTGCCTTTTCGAAGAGGTGGATAAAACGTTGAGAAGTAATTTTTCGCATTAAAAATAGCACACCTCCCCGTCCAAAGATTGGTGTGCTTTAAAACAAACAATAAGCTTATTTGTCATGCTTATTGTATCAAAACCAAGGAGTTGATTCAATTGGCAAGATTAGTTAAACGAGGAAAAAAGTGGCAATACGAGATTTCGTTTAAAAAGCCAGATGGAACATTTTCAAAGATGAGAAAAAGCGGTTTTGCTACAAAAGGAGAAGCTTCTGCCGCCGCTGCAGAAATGGAATTGAATTTAATAGGTGGATATCAACCAATAGATAAGGATAAATCTCTATATGACTACTTTAAGGAGTGGGCAGAACTCTATAAGAAGAATACAGTGAGTGCTGTCACATATAGTCGATATCAAAATACACTTTCAAACATTGAAAAGTATTTCGGAGATACTTCCATCGGAAAGTTGACCAGGAGTAAGTATCAAAAGGTTTTAAATGAGTTTTCTGAAACTCATGCTAAAGCTACTACAAAAAGGTTTCACACTCACTTAAGAGCTTGCTTAACAGATGCACTTGCAGATAAAGCAATCCTGAATGATGTCACTTACAAAGCAATAATAACGGGCGCTAAAGAAACGAAGTCAAGTGATGACAAGTTCTTAAACTATGAAGAATTTAAGTTATTAATGAAAGAAACAGAACTTCGATTAAACCCTATTTACTCTTCGCCTTATATGATCCTAGTTGCTGGAACAACTGGACTTAGATTCTCCGAGCTACTCGGATTAACTTGGAGTGACATTGATTTCGAATCAAAGGAGATTATCGTAAACAAGACATGGCAATATAAAACTGGCGGTGGTTTTGGACCAACAAAAAACGAAACATCGAATCGCACTGTGGATGTTGATGATCACACGCTGAATATCTTGAAGAAATATAAATTACAGCAAAAAGAGTTGCTATTTGCTAATAAAATCAAAAACGAGCATGATCTCGTCTTTTACAATTTATCCAATGGACCTATCACTCCGGATGCTGCCAACAAAACCCTCAAAAAGATTCAAAAACAAGTTGGTATAAAAAAGCCAATAACTTTTCATGGGCTAAGACATACTCACGCATCTATATTATTGTATAGAGATTTGGATATATTTGTTGTCTCCGAAAGATTGGGTCATAAAAACACCTCAGTCACTCAAGAAGTTTATGCTCACGTATTGGATGAGATGAGAAATAAAAATAGATCAAAAATCGTTTCCGAGATAGCAAGTTTGTATGCCTGAGTGGTGCCAAATTTTGTGCCAAAATTATAGTTTGCAATCAAAAGCTAACGACTCCTTATAATATTCTTAAGCAGTTTAGATAGCTAAAATAACTAAACGAAAGCTACCAAACGTTCTCCTGGAACGTTATTTAACCGTCGAGAACCCTTGTTCTTGGCGGTTTTTGTTTGTTCTTGTGCCAAATGTGTGCCAAATTGATTTAGTTTTTTTGAAATTAAGCTAACTAGAAAGTCGAATTATATATATAAGCGCCAAATAAGTTATAGATTCTTTGCCTCTTTTTCTGATACAATTAAGAAAAAAGAAGAGGAGTTTATAACGAACATGAAGAAAGTTCATTTAGGTGTTTTCATTGGTATCAATTTATTGTTATTATCAGCTTGCTCAAGTCCCGAAGATGAGAAAACAGTTACCCAAGGTTCTGCCACTGCTCAAACCGAATCAATTGTTGAATCTTCTGCTGAAAATACTACTGAAAGTAGCACCGTAGAGAGCAATAATGCCACCGTGGACCGTGCCGAATATTCTGCGAATTTTTCAGAAGATTGGAATGGCCTGACCACGAACATCAATAAAGTAGTGATTGTTGAACTATCCGATGATGAGATTGAAATGCAAGGTCTAGAAAATAAATACGCTGTTCAAGTATATTTCGAAATTACCAACAATTCGGACATGGATTTCGATACTTATCCAGACCAAGCAACAATGGTCGTGGAGGGTCAGCAAATCGAAGCTGAGATGTTTTTAAGTGATAGTATTGGTGGAGAAATCTTAAGTGGTGTAACAAAAGAAGGTATTGTAACCTTTTCAGTACCTAAAATAGAAGATGTTAGCAATGTGTCTAATATTCGATTAAAATGGTCTGCTAGCTACGACACCGAAAATTATGACGAGGATAATTATAAAGATTTTGATGTTACATTCGATTTAACTAAATCTGTCTCTTATACACATC